ATTTCCTTGATCACGCCTGTGTGACTCCAAAATGGGACAAGTTGTCACATTTCTACAGTCTCTACCCGAGGTGATCAATGAGGCAATTAACATTGCCTTGATTGCCATTTCTATTATCTGTATTCTGAAAGGATTGGTCAACTTTTGGAAGTGTGGGGTTGTGCAACTCGCAATTTTCCTTTGCCTTGCAGGTAGAAAATGTGATGGTCTGATGATTGACAGAAGACATGAGCTCTCACACGTCGAACTAAACCTAACTAGAATGTTTGACAACCTCCCTCAATCTTGCAGCAAAAACAACACACACCACTATTATAAAGGCCCAAAAGGAACCACCTGGGGAATTGAACTGACTCTTACAAACACTTCTCTTGACAGTTATGCTAATATGAGCAGGATCAGAAGTTTGGCATTCGGGAACATCACCAACTGTGACAAGACAGGTGAAGCAGGGCACACACTCAAGTGGCTGCTTAATGAGCTTCACTTCAATGTGCTCCATGTCACCAGACATGTTGGAGCGAGATGCAGAGTGTCAGAGGGTGCTGGGCTGCTCATACAATACAACCTCACTATTGGAGATCATGGAGGTGAAGTCGGCAGACATCTCATTGCTTCTCTTGCTCAGATCATTGGTGACAACAAAGCAGCTTGGGTGGGAAAGTGTGACAGCCATTGCACAATGGATGGCAAATGCAATTATACCAACTGTGAGGGATTCACACACTATAATTACCTCATCATTCAGAATACAACCTGGGAGAATCATTGCTCTTACTCACCAATGTCAACAATTCGGATGGCTTTGAACAAAGTAGCTTATAGTTCTGTGTCGAGACAACTACTTGGATTCTTCACATGGGACATCTCGGACTCAAGCGGAGCACATGTCCCAGGTGGATATTGTTTAGAACAATGGGCAATAGTATGGGCAGGAATAAAATGTTTTGATAATGCTGTGATGGCAAAGTGCAACAAGGACCACAATGTTGAGTTTTGTGACACAATGAGACTGTTTGACTTCAACCAAAACGCCATTAAAACCCTTCAGCTGAATGTTGAGAACAGTGTAAATCTTCTGAAGAGGAGCATTAATGGTTTGATATCAGATAGTTTGGTGATTAGGAATAGTTTGAAGCAGCTAGCCAAGATTCCTTACTGTAATTACACTAAGTTCTGGTATGTGAATGACACCATCACAGGCAAACATAGTTTGCCTCAATGTTGGCTTATGCGCAATGGCTCTTACTTAAATGAGACACACTTTAAAAATGAGTGGTTGTGGGAAAGTCAAAATTTGTACAATGAGATGCTGCTGAAAGAATATGAGGATAGGCAGGGAAAGACACCCATTGCCTTAACTGACATCTGCTTCTGGTCCTTGGTTTTCTTCACCAGCACAGTGTTCTTGCAGCTTGTTGGCATCCCAACACATCGACACTTAGTCGGCGAAGGGTGCCCAAAACCCCATAGGATTACATCAAACTCATTGTGTGCCTGCGGTTACTATAAAATTCCAAAAAGACCGACTAGATGGGTCAGAAAAGGCAAGTAATTCGCTCTCCCAGCGCCTCGATGTCACACCCCCTAGGGGGTGTGACATCGAGGCCTTCAATTAGAAGGTTTTAAAGGTTAATTAGATTAGCATTGTCTCTGTATAGAGTGTCAAGTGGAAGAAGTCTTTTCGGTTTTTGGTCTCGAAGATAGCCTGTGACAGTGGCATCAAACATTATACAGTCCAACAATGCGCAATGGGGATTGGCTGATCCTGGAGCTGCACCCTTCTTCTTCTTCTTAATGACGAGCCCAGTGTGTTTCACGCAGAGCATGTTGTAACGTTCCCATACCACATCCTCCATTAGACGAGCTTGATCTGATGACAACTTCACATCCAACACCTTAATGTCTCTTCTTCCATGCATCTCAAGTAGTTTGATTATGTCATCATTACCTTGTGCAGTCAACACCATGTTGTTTGGAAGGTGTCTTATTATGCACGAGATGAGTCCTGGCTGTGTATCAGCCAGATCTTTGAGCAACAAGCCATGAGAGAACTTGCTCTGGTCCTTGAATGCGTTTTCATTGTGTGGTCTTCTGTAGCAATGCAAGTAATTGCCAGTTTCTGGTTGAAATAGAGCAAGTTCAACAGGATCACCTGGTGGACCCTCAATATCCACCCAGGTTGTTCCTCTCGGGTCAAGCTGTTCAATGGCTCTTATCACCTCATCTTCCTTTGTCTTGGGTATTTGTTTTAGATCTGGTGAACCACCATTCCTCACTGGAGGGTGGTTCACTGATGGTTTGCCCTCAAGATCAACAGTGGTGTTCTCCCATGCTCTTCCTTTGATTTGTGATCTTGAGCCAATGTACGGCCAACCATCTCCTGACAGACAAACCTTGTATAATATGTTTTCGTAGGGATTTCTCTGCCCAGGGGATGGACTCACAAACATGCCTTCTCTGTTTTTCACTTCAAGAATTGTCTTGATAAGGGTGCTAAACATTGAGGGTTTAACCTGTAAAGTTTCCAACATGTTGCCACCATCAATCATACAAGCATCCGCCTTGACTGCAGCAGACAAGCTTAGATTGTACCCCGAAATGTTGATCTGAGCAGGCTCTTGTGTGATGAGCTTCAGACAGGGATGTTTCTCGGTCAATTTCTCTAAGTCAGACAAGTTCGGATACTTCACTGTGTACACAAGTCCCAGAGATGTTAGGGCTTGAACCACATCATTCATCTGTTCTCCTCCTTGCTGTGTCATGCAGGCGATGGTTAGTGCTGGCATAGAGCCAAATTGATTGACAAGGAGGCTGCTGTCCTTGATGTCCCAAACCTTCACAACACCTCCAACTGGGCCTCTTGGACCTGTACCCATCCCCATCATCTTCAGGATTTCTGATCTCTGATTCAGCTGAGATGAAGTTAGGTTCCCTGCATATACACCTGGTTGACCACCCCCTTCTGTCCTCTGGACCTTCTTCCTCAGTTTGTCTAGGTCAGAAGCCAGCTCCATCAACTCATCTTTTGACAATCCACCCACTTTCAAGATATTGTCTTTTTGTGCAGACCTCATCATCATAAGAGCGTCAACCTCTTTATTCATGTCTCTCAATCTGGTCAGATCCGCCTCGCTCCTTTTATCCTTCCTCATCATTCTTTGCACTTGTGCAACTTGGTGGAAGTCAAGCGCAGAGACTATGGCCCTCGCATCCGCAAGAACGTCTCCCTTCACAGCATGGGTCCAGTTGGACAGACCCCTTCTAAGGGATTGAGTCCAGCGGAATGAGGGTACATTCTCAGAACTCATGTTCGAGATCGTTAGCAAAGCGTTATCCTAAA